GAGCAAGTCAGACTCAAAATACAGTATTTAGTAGTGGCATATTAATTCCAAATTCACAACGTGATATTATAAGATCAATGCGTGTCTTATTAGATGGCACAGAGGTCCAAGAAGAACAGAGTATTGGATTTTTCACAAAGGCTGTGCCATTTAAATATGTGAATGGTTCGGCCACTTTGGAGGGACAGATTCTACCCATTGTAAGTTTTAGTCTTACAAGTCCAGGAAGTCAACCTTCTGGCTCGGTCAATGCAAGTCGTATTAGACTCTTTCAGATTGAAATAAATCCATATACTCTTCCACCATCTTCCGTTTATAAGTATGATTTAGTTATATATGCTGAAACTATTAACTTCTTTACAGTTGAGAATGGAAATGGCGGTCTGAAGTATGCTATTTAATCGGCCCCTGTACGTTTATCAGCCAGACGAAGCTCAGTTTGACTTCGTCAAACTATGGTGCCTAGCTAAGCGCAACTCAGGGTAGCAAGGCTACCCAGTTGTTAGTCTGGCTGATAAATCAGCCAGACGAAGCTCAGCATACCCACTTTTCTTTGGCTTCGCCCTATGAGCCAGATCAGGATACTTTTTCAATAAATGTTGAACAGCAGCCTCCTCCCGTTCGCGTCGCCCAACTTGTTGCATGCCACCAGGTTCCTTATAATAAGCAGTCTTAGGACTGACAAAGCCAAGCCGAACAACTGTGCCATTCAACAAATAGTGCAAGATACTGCGTTCATAGTCATCCTTTGACCCAGTTGTAAGCCGTATTTTAGCAAGACCCTGGTTTATAAAACCAAAGAAACTCCCAACAATAAATCGCAAATCAGTTGAGACTTGATCCTTCATAAAGAATCCATTCGCAACAGGATATACTCCCCAAAGAGTTGCCCCAGTCTTCTTACATTCTGCAAATCCGCGCTCAATAATACGCACAAGGCTCACAAGACGCCGCTCATGTCTTTTTTCTTGAGCAGAATACTCAATAAACCCACGAATATCATCATCAATACAGACAACATGCGCCCCCACCTTATAATAACCCACAATAAAATTACGAACTTCCATTACACCCTTCTGTGCAACAACTAGCTTTCCATAAGAGCCAGGCTCAAGCACCCTCTTATAGGTCTCAAGTTCATCATCATTTGCAACAAAGACATCAATGCAGTTGGCGGGTATCTTATATTCCTTTAGGACGGACAGGGTTTTTTCCTTCAATGTTTCTGCTCGCTGATAACTAGGAATAGCAATAAACCATTCACACTTCTTATTTTTACGAGTCCTTGCCATCTAATGTTTACTTTTAATAAAAAAGACATCAAACTATTAACAGGTATGGGTCAGGTTTATACAAGATTATTTTCAGATAAACCGCAGCCACCACAGGAGCAGTTGCCGCCATCAAAAGAAGAAATGTCATCAATAAGAGAAGAACGTTTGAAATTTTATAATGATATAAAAACCTTTCAAACAAATGTATCAAATCAACTAAAAGCCAAAGAAATTTCTCCCGATACTAGTGAAGAATTAAACAAGATTGTAAAGGAAGCAGAACAATGGTTAAGAAATAATCCAAATGCAAACCTTCTCCAGGTTGTCACTCAAAAGGATGACATAACCGCAAAGGCAACTCCAATTTATGAACGCGAACTTAGTAAGAATCGATATAACTTGCTTTTAGTTTATGCAGATTCTGTGCAAGATACTTACAAGAATAATCCTGAATTAAAGAAATATTATAATTCACGCTATAAGGCATCTGAGATAAAGAGTTTAAGTGAGCTTCTTAAATCTGAATACAAGTGGCTAGAAGAACATCCTTCTGAAACAGGTCTAATATATGTGCAACGTATTGATTCTGCAAGTCAGGCAGCACAAAAAATCCTAGTGGCCGATCCAGAATCTACAAGAGGTATACAAAATATGGTAGATAATCTTAAACAATCTGCCTTTCCCCACTGGTGGGCAGTTAAAGAATCAATGGCAAGAGCCAACGCAAGTTTTGAACAAAAATCAAAGACAGAATTCAATTATGAACGACTTGCTAAAGATTCTACAACAATTGCCCTGCAAATTTTCGGATCCTTTCTTATCCTTGTTCTTATTTTTTTTGCGGCAAGTCTTGCCTCAAATATGGCAATTTGTAGAGACTGGCCATATAGAGTATATTTTTTTATTTACAGCTTAAATCATCTATTAACTCCTATTATATTATCATATACAGCACTCCAAGCTCTTAAGGGTAATCCTGTGGAATATTATGCTCTCTGTCCTATAAGTACATAACCAGCAAAGACACGCCTTGGCAAGATTCTATGGTGGCCATTTTATTACGAGAGTGATCAGAACGAATTAAATCTGACAAAGGCCTTCTTAGGCGCAATTGAGGCAACTGGCGAGGCAGTAAAGGGGGCCTCTAAACCACCTCCCTTTAAGGGTTAATCAGCCTGTTAACCATCTAAACTAGTATTGATACAAGTTTTGATAGAATGACATCCTGGTTTCAAGCAGAAAGAAGAAAGGATAAGGCACCACGAGAAAAGGCGTACACCTTTGAGCTAACAAATACAGAGGGCTTCTGTGCCCAGTTTAACAATTATTTATATTCATATTTGACTGCACGAGAAAAAGATCGCACCTTATATGTGTACGACAAAAACAATGCAATTTCGTCAAATTTCTCCCTAATAGATTCAACCTTCTTATGCCCAAGCACTGTAAAGATCACGGACCCTTCAATGCTTCAATTTCAGAAACTTAATCTAGACCAGACTCTTCCTGTAACACGCTCCATGCCTCTTAGCAAGATCAAGGCCGCTGCATCTAGTTTGTTTGATATCAAACCAGAAATGCTTACAGAATGCAATAACTTTTTAGAAAAATATTCTCTGCCTGGAAGATTTGATATTGGTGTTCATCTTAAATCTGGCCAAACACAAACTGTTAATATAAATAGTTATGTTGATTCATTAAAACAGTTTCAGAAGACAAATAGTATTAAAGAAATGTCTATCTTTGTAATGACAGACTCCTATAAGTTATTTGAATCTCTTAAGGCAAAGGCCGATGTTTCTTGGAAACTTTATACCGTTGACGGACCTGAACAAACTGGATACAATCATAATGAATTTAGACAGCTTCCTCTAAAACAAAGAAGAGATGCCTACACAAAATTCTTGTCCGAATTACTTGTTATGCGCAATATAAGAGCCATTATATGCACGCTGTCAAGTAATGTTGGTAGATGGTTATATGTCAATATTCACGACGACTCCTATCTAAAAAGTATGGACACGCAATCTTATGCACCCATCTAAAAAATATAGACTATATTTAATAAGTGATGGCCAACAGACCGTTTGTAAGTGTATTAACTCCAACCTATAATCGCAAGCGTTTTATTCCAGCCTTGATCAATTGTTATATAAATCAGACCTATCCACATGAATTGATGGAATGGCTTATCTTGGATGACGGTCAAGATTCTGTGGAAGAATATTTTTTAAATGCGGCAAAATATATTCCAAATATTCGTTATATTCGCCAGAATCAAAAGCAACTTATAGGTGCAAAACGGAACCGTCTTCATAAGGAGGCCAAGGGGGAACTATTTGTTTGTTTTGATGATGATGATTATTATTATCCAGAACGTGTCTCACACTGTGTCTTGAAATTTCAACAAAATCCAAGAATAAATCTAGCTGGATCATCTACCCTATTTATGTACTATACACAGGAAAAGAAGATTTTAGAACTTGGACCCTATGGACCAAATCATGCAACAAACGGAACAATGGCCGTTCGTTCTTCATATGCAAAGACGCATTTCTACGATGAAAGTGTGACGCATGCTGAAGAAATAAGCTTTCTAGAAAAATACAAGCATCCTATGATTCAACTTGATCCATTCAAGGTCATGTTAGTTATTAGTCATTCAGAAAATACCTTTGACAAGAAAAAGTTTCTAACAAAGGAACAGCTCAGTACTAATCCCTTTATTAAATTGTCAAAACTAAAATTAAAAGATTTTATTAAGGATAAGGCAATAAGAGATTTTTATGAAAATGCTTGATATATTCTAAGACCATCTAAAAATATATAATATTATATTCTTAGAATGGCAGACGCCATAGAAGAAAATATCCAGCATATAACAAATACCTGGGACGGCAGAGCTCTAATCTCTATGTTAAATCTTCTTTTTAAAAATAGTATAAATAAGGATTGTCCACGCGCCCCCCAGCCTCCAGAAATAAAGATATCCTTAAGACCACATCAACAGGCAGTTATAACTGCAATGGAAAAGATGGAAAATGAAAGTCTTACTGGGCGAACCTATAGAGATTTTAAGACCTTTTCTAATTTTGGCTTTATTGGAGACGAGGTTGGAACTGGCAAGAGTATTATGGTTCTTTCTCATATTGCTCGCATGAAAAATTCAACTACAAATATAGAATCAAATAATCTCTTACACTCCTCATGTGGTAATTTATATACAATTCGTCATTCAGTAACTGGCCCACAAGATTCAACGCTCTTAGTTGTTCCCCATACCATCTTTCGTCAGTGGCAAAACTATATTAAGGACCATACAAGCCTCCGCGTATTTGCGATAAAGAGTAAGGCCTCGCTAGTTGAGACTGACGACAACAAATTTGCAAACCTAGTTAAAGAATCAGATTTTGTTTTGGTAAGTAATACACTATATTCAGAAACCATGGATCTTGCTGCAACCAAAAAGATATGTTGGAAGCGTATATTCTTTGACGAGGCAGACAGCATTCATATAACAAGTACAAGTAAGAGGCCCAATGCGGGCTTTGTATGGTTTATAACTGCAAGCTGGGCAAACTTCATGCTTCATGGTGGAACGATGCGATCAAATCTACTATATCTTTTACCAGGTGGTGCAAATAGCATGCAGAATTTAGATGAAGAAATGT